AAAGTAAGATTCTAAAACTTATAAAATAAGGGGGATTAATTTCCCCCTTTTTTATTATCAAAAAATTATAACTCCTTATATGAGCAAATTAATAAACCTCTTCGGTGGACCGGGTATTGGAAAATCTTCAATAGCAAATGGAATCACCTATAAATTAAAAAAGAAACATATAAGTTGTAACAATCCCTATGAATTTCCAAAGAAATTAGCATGGGACCACAACATACCAGCAATATCAGACCAACTTTATGTATTTGCAAACCAACATAGAGGAATAGCAGAATGTTATGGTAAAGTAGATTATATAGTAATAGATTCACCAATATTATTCTCTACAATATATCACAGATATTATACAAAAGGTTATCCAGCTGAATTTTATGGAGAAACTTTTCACAATTTAGTTATTGATTTACATAAAAAATATGATTGTATCAATATCTTATTAGAACGAGGTGAAACTATACACAATGATGATGAGAGATTTCAAGATTACCAACAATCAGTAGAAATTGATAAATTGTGTAAAAAAGTATTAGATGAAAATGGTTTTGATTACCATACAATCAAAGTTGGAAATAAGACAGTAAAGAAAATTATGAAATTATTAGGATATTCCAAATAAATTTCGTATATTTGTATAAATATAAAATAAATAACAATGGCAAACTTACAAACAATCGCAAACAAGTTCAGAGTATCAGATAATTTTTTGAACTCAAAAGAAGATGCTCTATTAATAGTAGCATCATCATTACAAGATATCATTGGTGAATTAAACCGAAATGATAAACGAGGTATTGATGAGAATGGAAAACAATCCATTATCACTAAATTAGAAAAATTAATTGATTTCAGTAAAGAAGTAAAAAACTCCTCATTCTAAAATGGCATTTTTCGAAGATAATAATACAACTAAGAAGGTAAACAACTCTCTATGGGTAGAGAAGTATAGACCCTCTAAACTAACAGAATATGTTGGTAATGAACATTTAAAAGAAAAAGTAGCAGGATTCCTTGAAACAAGTGATATACCTCATCTTTTATTCTTTGGTAAAGCTGGTACAGGTAAAACAACATTAGCTAAATTAATAGTTAATTCAATTAATTGTGACCACATCATTATTAATGCATCTGATGAGAACAATGTAGATACTGTTAGAAATAAAGTAAAAGGATTTTGTTCAACTGTTGGTTTCAAAGATATGAAAATAATCATACTTGATGAGTTTGATTATATGACACCAAATGCACAAGCACTTTTAAGAAACTTGATGGAAACATTCTCGAAACATTGTAGATTTATTCTAACTTGTAACTATGTTGAAAAAGTAATCTCACCAATTAGAAGTAGAACACAAGAATTTCAGATTGTACCACCATCTAAAAAAGAAGTTGCAGTACAAATCTCACAGATTTTAGGTAGAGAGGCAATAGTATTTCAACCAAAAGACCTTGTACCTATCATTGATAGTTCATATCCTGATATTAGAAAGATTATAAACACTTGTCAGTTAAATTCATCCAAAGGACAATTAAAACTTGATACAACCTCTGTAATCGATTCTGATTTAAAATCAAAAATAGTCGAAATTCTTAAAGGAAATGATTCAAAACCAAATAAGTGGAAGAATATAAGACAAGCAGTTGCTGATTCTCGTACACAAGATTTTACAGAACTATATACATTCCTATATGAAAAGGTAGGTGAGTATGGTGGTTCAAATACATCAAATGTAATTCTAATTTTATCAGAATCTCAACACAAAGATGCATTAGTAGTGGATAAAGAAATAACTTTTATGAGTTGTATTATCCAAATAGTAGGAATAATTTAAAAAGAAAACACAAAACACAAAACACAAAAAAATGAAAAAACAATTTATAATATTTTTAGCAATTTTAGTAACTTTAGTATCATGTGATAAAGGAGATGATGCTTTTATAATACCAGAACCAGTAGTAAAACTTTTATTTGTTGCAAATGAAGGAAACTTCGGTGAATCAAACGGTTCAATATCAGTAATAAATGATGAAGGAGTGGTTAACACAATCGAAAATGTAGGAGATGTAGTGCAATCATTATTAGTTCACAATGATAAATTATTTGTAATAGTAAATAACTCTCATACAATAAAAGTATTTAATATATTTGAAGATGGTTTTTTAGAATTAGATTCTGAAATATCAACAAACGAATCATCTCCAAGAGAAATGATTATACTTGAAAATAAACTTTACTTTACTAATTGGAATACAAGTGATGTTAAAATTTTAAACTTATCAACATATACTATTGAATCATCTATAACTTTAGATGGTTTACCAGAATCTATTGTAGAAAACAATGGAGATATCTATGTTGGTATTATGATGAACGCTGATTATAGTGATGCATCAACAGTAGTAAAAATAAACCCAAGTACCAATTATGTAACTTCTACATATGAAGTTGGTGATGGACCAACATCTCTTTTAGTAAGTGATGATAAAATTTATGTTGCTAGAACTTTTTATGATTCTAGTTGGAATGCATTTCATGGTACAAGTTTAATAGATTTAAATTTAGATGATTCTGTAAGTATAGTAAACTATGGTTCAGGAACAGTTTGTGGTGGTTCAGTTCATTCCTTTAAAGGAAACCCTTATAGAAGTTTTCAAGGTGGTGTTGCCTCATTAAAAGCAGATTTAACTATAAATGAAAGTACTTTAATAGGAAACTATGAAGCACAAAATGTTTACTCAGTAGAAACTATCGGAGATAGAGTTTATGTTGGAACTTATGATGGATATGTAAAAATCCTAACTGAAGATAATGTAGAAATTTCAAGTTACCAAGTAGGAAGTTTTCCTGGTGATTTTGAAATATGGGAAAAACAATAAATTATTTGTTTAATTAACAATTTTTTCTTATATTTACCATATAAAGTATAAACTATGAAGTACGACCCACATAACCCACTTACTGAAGAAGAATTAGATATATTAGGTAAAGAGAATTTTGATTCTTTTCTTGAATACCTTGATGAGATGGCAGAACATAAAAAAAGAAAGAAAAATCCACGAGTAAAGGAAATGAAAGAAAAGAAACGAGAAGTATTAAGAAAAACAGGTATAACAAAAATAAAAACAAATCGTGACCAGTGGTTCGATTAAATAAATAAATTATGGCAAAAATAGTAGGAATGAATGGTGGTAATCAACCACCAAAACAACCAAAAATAGATTTAACACAAGCCAAAGAAATGGTTTGTACAAACGATGAATGTGATGGAACTGTATTTATTCCAGGAACCAAATTCTTAAAGTTATCGAGAATAGCAACAGGTCAACCTAATGATGCAATAATTCCAGTAGAATTATATTTATGTGGGGATTGTGGTGAAATCAATGAAGAATTATTACCAAAAGAATTAAAAAACCATGGCAACTAAAACATTATTTGACCACATAACAAATGTAACTTCAGTTCAAAATCCAAAGTATTGGGATAGTTTAGAAGATGCAGATAAAAAAACATGGAGCAATTATATGGTTCATCGTTTTTTATCTATGAATCCTAATTGGATAGATATTCTTTCAGAGATACAACCATATACACAATCACTTGAACCCAACCAACTATATCTTGCACTCATTGGTATTTTACCAAAAGGTAGATATTATATGAAATACATTAAAGGTAAAAAAACAAATAAATATGAAAGTTGGTTAGTTGATTTAATAAAACAAGATTTTAATTCATCAATTAGAGAGGCAGAAGATTATTGTGAAATTCTTTATTCAACAAAAGAAGGTAGAGAAAACATCAAATATTTATGCGAGAAGTATGGAATTGATAAAAAACAAATCACAAAATTAAAACTGAAAGTATGAGTCTAACTTATTGTAAGTTACCCTTTTTACATTTATACTCACAAGCAGATGGAGAATTAAAACCTTGTTGTATAGCAGGAGGATTTGATGACCCGGTCAATCTTAAAAAAATGAGTATAGAATCTGCTTTTAACTCACCTCAAATGAGAGAGTTAAGAAAGGATATGTTAGAGGATAAAAGAAATAAGGTATGTGATATTTGTTATAAACGAGAAGATAGTACAGGACATTCTCCAAGAATAGATTTTAACAATAACCCACTTTGGATACAACCAGAAGTATCAGATGATTATTCAGTTTCTTCTGATTTTCAACACATCGATATTAGATTTTCAAATTTATGCAACTTTAAATGTAGAATGTGTAATCATGATTTTTCATCTAATTGGTATGATGATTTTAAAAAATTAAAACCAAAAGATGGTATTGAAAAAAAATCAAGAGTACTGAAAGTTACTGAAACTATTGTTGAAGATTTAATACCTCATTTAAATAAGATTAAAAGTTTCTATTTTGCTGGTGGAGAACCATTAATAATGCCAGAACATTATAAGATTTTAAGACATCTATACGATACAATGAAACCTTATCAGATGTTAATTAATGGGGAACAAAAGAAAGTAAGAAATTTATCAATACATTACAATACTAATTTATCAGTAATAAAATACGATGAACAAAGTTTAATTGATTTATGGCGAGGGTTTAGTAGAGTTTATTTATCTATATCTTGTGATGGTGTTAATGAGGTAGGAGAATATCAGAGAACAGGTTTTAATACTAAAAGATTTGAAGATAATTTAGAAATAATAAAAAAGTATGCAGAACCAAAAGCTGTTTACGAAGGTGGAGTAGGATTAATGTATGGGTTTCAATATACAACTACTATAATGAATGTATATCATATATTTGATTTTATAGATTACATGTTAGAAAAAAACCATATAACTTCACCAGAACAAATTGATTTCTATTATGCATGGTCTCCACTTGAATTTTCACTATCTCAGATTTCTGATAAGGAAAAAGAAAAAATAACAACTTTTATAAATAAAAATAAAGAAAAATATACTCAAAAAACCCAAAATGAACTAAATGGAATTATAGAATTTATGAGTTCAAATATGGTAGTAAATGATGCAGAAGTATCTGCATTAATGAGATATGATTATATAAAAGGAATTGAAGAATTACAAGGTGGTAATTTTGAAAATATATCACCTGTAAAAATAACCTCTTAAATATTTGGATATGTCAAATATTTTTCGTATATTTACATAGTAAATAAAACATAAAAGCAATGGCAAGAGTAAGTTATTCTCAGTATGGTATGTA